CCCCTTACAATTTGATTAATTAAACTTAGAACGGCATTTCATCGCCAGCAGTCTCCTTCTCTGTAGTCCAGTCTGCATCTTCTGTGAAGTCATCCTTAGAATCTACTGCATCTGGAGTAAGAACTCCCGGAGTATACTCTCCCCACTCGATACTGTACTCTCCTTTAACCTGACCGTAATCTTGGTTCATAGCTTTAAGGAATAAGTCATCACGCTTAGGCGTAAGTCTACCGAAGTGACGAGTATAAACTCCTTGATACTTACCATCACGCACATATACAAGTACACGTACTGAGTTAGTAGTAAGAGCTTTTACTAGAGCCTCAAGCTCCTTCATATCACCCTGTTCTATCTTAGCAAGAGTGTCAAGTTGAACTTCATCACCAGGAGCAACGTTAGCCCATACCTTTACAAACTCTGTAAGAGTATCAGCGCCACGTGCAATCTTGTAACAGCTCTCAGGATTCTTAAACCAATCCATAAGATTAGAAGTATCTATGCTACCATCAGAATTGTCTTCTGCCCAGGTCTCTTGACCTTGACTGTTAAGCCACTTATACTTACCTGTCTTAGATTTCCAAGGTCCAGGAGTTATAAGTATCTCCATAGGTACTGCTATATCCTCGTTCTTAAGCCAGAATACAACTTTCTGCACCTCTCCATCTCCGAAGTCTACAGTATACTTAGGCTCTGATTGAAACATCACTCCCATTTCATGTAACTCCTCCAAAGTAGGATTTACAGCTACTACATTCATAGCGGAGATACCTGTGTACAAACGTACACCTCCTCCTGCTACTTCTTGTTCCGAACTATTTGATTTAATCGCCATTAGTTATTATTATTTAGATTAGTGTTATTTTCTTCTTCTCGGATAAGCTCTGCAAAATCATCATGCTCTACATTAAAGGTTGTAGTAGAGTTAGTTTCCTCAGAAGTAATAGATACTTCAGGTGTAAACTGATGTCCGCCTTCTGTTCCAGGAATACCATACTTAGGTTCTTCTGACACAGTATGGTTTACTTCTACAGCCCCATTACTATCAGCAGTCATAGTTACTTTAGTAGTTTCAGGTGTACCTTTAAATGTAAAGGGTAAAACTTTTCTTCTTGCAGGTTTTTTACCTCTAAGATTAGGGTCTTTAAACATTTCATCTACCATCCACTTCTCGAACGGTTGAGGGTTTCCATTCTCATCTCGGTAAGCATACCTCTGACGAATTTTCTCCTTATTCCTACCTTGTGCAAGGTCATTAAGGATCATTTCTACAGTTACTTCATTTACCACAGTGCAGTTTTCTAAAGTCTGTGGTGTTGTGTTCTCAGAATCAGGAGTCTGAGAGTCTCGCATATTTATACTCATATGTATATAAAATTGAATTGATTACTAATTAGTCTATAAAAATATTCTCCCACTTAAATGGAAGAGTGGTGTTCTTCAAATGCTCGCACCGAGAGTTGGCCTCTATACCATCTTTAGATTGAAAGCAGATCATAAGTTCTTCTCCCTCCCAGTGTACATATCCGATAGCATCTGCTTTCTGTGCAGTTATCATCTTCAATTTACCTGTAAGATCAAGATCTTTGACGGCTACCTCCTTTCCTTTCTTCTCAGCCATAGCATCTTTAACGTGAGCTACAAATATTACATGAGGAGCCAGTGTAAGTAGAATGTTCATCCACTTCTTAAAACTATTCCTCAGATATAAGTAACCTGCACCCTTTGGTAATCCAAGTACACTCTCCCATTGACTTTTAGGTAGGACTTTCATCTCACCTGTCTTAGGATGTTGTGCACGATTGAAGTTTTTACCCATAGGTGTCTTCATATACATAGTTGTAGCATCCCATTCACACCAAGCCTCTAACTCTGTGATAGTATCTACAGCTACATATTTATACTTATGGTCAGATGCCTTGACAGCTTTAATAATATCTTGAAGTTCATTCAAGTTATTAGCCTGCACTTTCATTGCATCTATCTTATTAGTACCCCTCTCCAAATCTATAATAAGACAGTCTTTCAATTTAGAAAGCATTGTAGTCTTACCTGTCTTTGGTTTAGAGTAGATAATAAGGTTCTCTGGACTCTTTGTAGTACTTGGCACTGGTGCCGTTGGAAGTACTATTCCTTGTGTTTCACTCATACTTCTTTCATTTCTTAGGTTTAGATTTTCGTTCTGTTATTGTAAATTTTGCACCGTCAAAGTCATAAGGTATCATACCTAATATACCGTCACGGTTTTTTTCTAAGTGTACTGCCATCAATCCTCTCGGATCTTCTCCAGCATACCTAGCTGTAATCCCATAAAGATCATGCGGTCTTTGTATCATCATAACCACATGTGCATCCTGACCTATACTGTCACCACCAAACAAATCAGAGAGCATAGGTTGGTACTGGTTCTTAGCACGGTCCTCTTTCTCTATATTCCTGTTTAACTGCGATAGTAATAGGTTGATAGTACCCATATTAGCCTGCATCCTCATACATCCTTTTGACAAACTATTTAATCTTTTCATCTCTATGTCTTCTTCACCTGGAACAAGTCGTGTGTGGTCGATAAGATTTATAATCTGTACATCAGGAGATCGTGCAGTGAACTTTTCACATGCAGACTCAATAAATGATACATCTTTGGGGCGGTTCTGGAAGTACACAGGATACTTTACATACTTAGATACACTTTGTATAAATGTTTGGAAATCTGGCTCTGCAAGAACTTTGTCTACAGAATAGAGATCAGACATTTGTTTACCTGTATCCTTTGATGCACTTCTCAGGATCTGTTGATATCCGGGCATCTCAAATGACCAATAGAATATTACAACCTTCTTACTAAGAGTGGCTGCATTATCCAATACATCGAATATCAACTGATTACTAAAGGCTGATTTACCTGTCCCTGGCCTACCTGCTATAATATACAGCTTACCCGGCTGTAATCCACCTAATAGGTGTCGATTCAGTCTAGGCCAGTTTGAGATGTAGATATTTCTATCACCCTTCTTTGCTTTATCTACTACAGCTATAGATTGTCTTACAGCTGTTCTTATAGGTTGGAAACCTAATTCTTTTAATACCTCAATCGAGGATCCTTGTGTTTCTTTCGTCATCGCTATCGTCTGTGTTTTCGTCCATACCCTCCCATTTTTCCCATACAGATTGATTCAACCACACATCTAATGCATTTAGATACTGTAAGCTTCCTCTTTGATGAGTTAATTGCACATTAAGTAGTTTAATTATCTTCCTGTGCAGTGAAGGATCTTTCTTAAGAATGCTCCTGTACTTAGCTTTTATCTTAACATTTGCTTTAGCATCAGGGTCAGCAGCATGTAAGATGCGATACTTACCTGCGTTACCTACTTTCATAGGATATGTAGATAACAACTCTGAGAACTGACGATCAAAATCATCCTCTACTAAGTCTATAAATCTAGGACGAACAACAACACCCTCTTCATGGATTTTTATATACCCGTCAACTTCAAGACTTTTCTTATCAATCCGGAGTCTAAGTCCCCTCTCTATATATTCTTCACATTTACCTTGATGGATCAAGAGGAGATAGATGTACTCGTCAGGAGACAGGCCTAAACCTATGACATGTTCAATATCAATTTTCATTACCTTAAAAATATTTGATGTTAGTCGATCACAGACCGCTATGAAGATAGGTAAAATTTCTTCTCTTGAAGGTGAATATTACAATTCTTTTCCTCTTCAAACCGGTACTCTGGTGAAGGTAATTTTATACCCTCAGAATGTTTTTTACCTATCTCTATAAGCTGTGCATCTGTAACCTTTTTGACTTTTACTTTGCCAGTTCTAGCTGGAGCTCTTGTTCGTTTATCCATGATATATTAAATGGGTCAACTTTAGTTAATGCATTCCGTAGCCACTTCTCCTCTTGAGAATTTTCTACATACAGAATAACTATCTGTCCTGTTTTATTAGGATCGCTAGGATCAATTCTTACTAACCTACCTACCCTTTGTACCATGGTAAGAGCCTTACTTGTGAGACCACATATAAGACCAACTTGAGCATTAGGTATATCAAGTCCCTGATTCAAAGCTTTTGTACTGCATAGTACTCTTGCTTTACCAGACTTAAAATCCTCTAATGCTCCCTCCCTTACTTTTTTAGACTTTTTAGAGTGGTAAGTAACTGATCCAGGAATAGCATCAGCAAGAGAATCAGTAAAAGCATTATCACCACCAAAAACCAAAATCCTCCCACGATTAGTGTTAGCATAAAGTTTAGAAAGTTTGATTTTATTCTTTGCATGATCTACAATTGTTTTACGTTGACGGATAGCCCTATAGAATCCTAAAGCTGCATTCACCATTTCATTACCATACTTACCCTTATTTGCAAGTACAGCTTGAGCCATGTTAAAAGCATCAAATCCTAGCTTACCTTTCCAATACCCAAAGTTCGCATTTACAAGTTTGTACCTTTTCTTTTCTTCAGGGGTTAAGTTTAAAGCTACACACTTTATCTTGTAAGGAGCTATAAGACCTTTATCTACACACTCATCTATAGTTATCTCATATACAGGAGGAGCTATAGACTCTAATCTTACACGGTACAATGGATCTTCTGGGAGAGTAGCTGTAAGAAACATCATCTTTTCAAACTTATCTGTGTTGTATAATTCAAAACACGGATCAGTAAGACCAAGATGTATCTCATCACATATAAGAACACAGTATTTCTTAGGATCTGCAAGTAGCTTTTTAACAGAGGCATAGCAATAGAACTCAATTCTATCTATGTACTTTTCTTGCTTTGTCTTTCGCATCTCCTCTTTAAAATTATCCTTAAGATGTTCAAAAGGAACAAGTACAATTGCGTCAAGCTCAGAATCATTTAATGCCTCTACAACTGCATACACACCCACTCTGGTCTTACCAAAGCCTGTACCGGCTATAATTGAGCCTACATGTCCACTTTTTACGTAGCTTCTAAAAGCTTTGGTCTGTTCTATATCTTTACTCATAGCAGTTCATTTTAAAAATCTCCATTGTTTAAATAATTCCAACACATTTCTTCCACATCATATCCTAGTTGTTCAAGTAGATCAGTAATATCAATCTTTATATCTTCCTTCTTATGTATTTGAGTCTCCCAGTACACACTGATATTGCTAACATTTGCTGGAGATCCGGGATGTCCACTACCATCAGGATAGTACATAACCATTTGCTCTTCAGGTTCGTAGTCAAATTCAACTGTTATCAATGCTTCTTCTATTTCTGTTTCAAATTGCATATCAAATAATTTATTTTTCCCAGCACTCTGAGATGTTAGTTTCTGCTTTTAACAAGCCATTAGGTATAATCTTAAGAGCTGCCTCCTCCATAAGCTCAGTCATCTTTACTCTCCACTCTTCAGAATATTCTTTAGAGCATACAGTATCAATCTGATCATGCACTGTCATTACTATTTTAACAGGTACATTATTCTTACGGATAAAATCTCTCACATATATAAGAGCAAGCTTGGTCATATCAGCTGACGCACCTTGAATAGGTGTGTTTTTAGATGCCCTACCTATAGTACCGGTTATACCTCTAAGAGAAGGTTCTGCACCTATGTTCTTAAACCAGTCAGAGAACCATCGTCGTCTATTGTAAGGTGGGTAAGTTCTAGCATAGCCATACTTAACACCAAATCTTTCAAGCTTATCAAGGAAGTTACCTATGTTAGGAAACACCTTAAAGTACTGCTCAATCAATTCTTTAGCCTCACCTAGAGATGACTCTATAGTATCTGCAAGCTTGTTAGGGCCCATACCGTAAGCTAAACCAAAGTTTACTGTCTTAACCTTAGTCCTAAGACTCTTGTGTTCTGGACAGTTACACTTCTGTTTTTCAATGTCTACAGCTACAGTTACACCCTCATCTGTTATGTCTTGCGCAGGCATAAAATAATCGCAACCTTCTGCAGCTGCATCATCCCACTTACTACCATATACAAGAGCAGCACAAACTGAATGGAGGTCTTGACCTTTCTCAAGTGCCTCTATCCATACAGGATCTTTAGAACCATAGGCTATAACATTCAACTCCTGAGAGCTATAGTCACTAGATACAAATACCCATCCTTCAGGTGCTTTCATACAGTTACGGAACTTATTAGACGCAGGCATTTGCTGCATATTAGGTTCACGAGAACTTACCCTACCTGTATTTAGAATCTGATTGAAACTGGTATGTATCTTACCATCTGGGTGCACATGTTCTAAGAAAGCTTTACCATAAGCAGAAACTACTTTAGCTTGTTCCTTATACTTTATATATGCAGGTATGATAGGATGCTTTTTCCTGT